TAGTGAAGTCACCATTGAAGGTGTGAATCCGTATTCAGTATTACCCTTCACAACACGTACAGTTAAATCACTGGTAGCATTTAAAACTTTTAGTGATACAACATATGAAGAGTTAAGTTGAATAGATGGTTCGGACACTTTCTGGAACATCCAGCCGTCCGTACCAAATGCAGTCATTGGAGCACTTGAATTATCAATATTCCATGTTAATTCAGTTGCGTTTCTTGTATTCGGGAGATTACTGCCGATAGTATTCCAAGTGGTAGAACCATCGTTAGTGTTCTCAGGCATGTATTGCACTGGTCCTACGTATGGTGGGTTGTCTGCGTCTACACCGGCAATTACTTGACCGGCATTAAACACCGCACCCGCTAAAATTTGATTTGCCATTTTTTTAAAAGTCCTTTAAGTTTTATGCTAAGTCTTTGTCATGGTTTAGTCCGCCTTTCTTCTTCTTGACGATGAAAGCGTTAACCCTTGCCATTCCCCATTGTTGTGGTGTGGTGCCTGGGCGGTGACCCGTTTTCCATGCAGCAACCCCTCTATTATATACTTTACGCAAAGTGTCCGATGATATACCAGACTTCTTTGCTTTCGCCGCGATACCATCTGGACCTTCATCAAGGTCTAGGGTATCATACATTCCATATCTCTTTTCACTGAGATACTGTTTAAAATTTATCATGCTAAATCTCCGATCATTTGCGCAAGTGCTTTGCGATCCATGTCCAGTCCAAATTTACGAATTGCATTCGCGGCATGGAATTCATGAGACCTTCCGTCACCGGACTTCTTCAATTCTTTTTTGATATATTGTGCAACTTTAGTGTATTTATTCTTATTAACAGTCTTGGCTCCGATCTTATGCATTAAATCAGTTACCCAGTTTTCTAGTATATCATTTTCTTCTGCAACACAATTAGGGACCATCTTATTCCCTTTCTTCTTCATACCAACTTCTTTGTAACCATCCCAACAATCTTCATCGTACATGTCTTTAAATGACTTGGTGTACTTGGATGGTTTAGTCTTAGCGGTCTTATCTCCAGGCGCTGGTTTGTATGCAGACTCATCATCGTCTGCCTTCTTACCATGTTTCTTGAAGTGTGCATCACGTTTGACCTTGGTCGACTTTTCTAGTCCCTTATGGTAACGCGATGGTTGAGTACCTTCACGATCCTTTATATCTGGGTCCTGTGACTCGTACTTGATTTCAGGACTCGATGTCTTGAAGTCTTTCTTACGCATGATAGTTTTGTTCACTACTTCGAACTCACCGTTCTTATAGTTCACCACAACAGGGAGATTTAGATCGGACTGCATATCTTTCAATACTGCTTCCGCATCTCCGTGTTTCTTTACGTCTTTGCCCTTATTCTTTGCGATCTTCTTAAACAACCGTTGGAGTTCTGTGACCTTGATAGCAGGGTCATTTCTCTTATCGTTCATACGGTCTGCGAAGTGTCGTGTAAATTCGATGTCAATGTTGAACTTCTTCAACAAACGGTCACCGAACTTTTCTAAATCATTGAGCTGTCCTTGGGTCACGTCTTCGGAGATCAACTCCACAGACTCTAACCACTTTCGCATTTTCTTACCATCGTTAGTTTCAACGATGACATAGTTTGCACCTAGGATGGATACAGTAGCAATCTCATCACTTTCTTTGATCACTACTGTATCACCAACCCCAAACAGTTCGCCCGAAACATATTGTTCACGGGTTTCTGATACTGTTTCTAGTTCTAAGTGATTACGGAATTCGTTGGCCTCCTTCAGACCCATACCCGTACGCACGTCATTGAATAATTTACGTGTGTCTGGGTTAGACATTGATGTAGGAACCCCCTGTGAGAATGCAACAAAATCATTCTTTGATGCATTCTCTCGTTGCTTAGAGGCAGACATACCTTCAACTCCAACAGAATCCGGATCTCTCTTACCTGCGGATACTATATTGATAGATTTGAAATTATAAAAACCATGTCTTGCTTTAGTACCATTGTATTTCTTCAATAGTACTTCGAATTCTGTAATTCTGTCGTCACCGACAACCATAGTTACTGACTTGTAACCTTGGTCATACAGTGCGACCATGGCGTTGATAGCGGTCTTTACCGACTTATCCACCATGATATTCCGTGCATGTTTCGGAAACATCTTACGAGTGTGTTTGATTTTATCGGAGTACGATAGCGGATTCTTCTTTGCGTCCTGTGATTGTGACACAAATACTTTATAGTCTGATTTCCCAGACTTCATCGCTAGTGTATCCATTACCTTGCCGTGGCCAACCGTAGGTGGATTCATACGACCAAACGTGAAATATACTTCGCGTTCCTCTTCAACAAGGTATTGACTGAAATTTTTAATCACTTCTTATCGCCGCCTTTATTCTTACCTCTTTTGCGTTCGAGTTCCTGTTTACGAACTACCTTTACAAGTTTTTTTGCTTGGCGATCTATACGTGATTGTAGTGCGGGTCTGTCTAGTCTTTTCTCGATTTCTTTCTTACGAGCAATTGACATCTCCCCTTTGTCTTGACCCTTAGTCAATTTTGATACCATTGCATTACGTGCTTGTCTACGCGCACGTTTCTTTAGCGTGTCCATATTCGCGACCTTTCTTTCGGACCGCTTACGTGCAATGGCTATTTTTGCTTTATTCTTTTTCATTCGCATCGCTAGTTTACGACGCTGTGTCATATCGAGAACCTCTGACACAAATTGTTTAAATGACAACATAGTCATCTATTCCTCTATTGGTTTATTCCATATTATCTACGGGCTGAATCCCAACCCTTTAATATATCGGATGAAAAGTTGTTGTATGAAAATTCCATACGGTCAACCAATTTCACCGCGTCACCACCAAGCGTATCAATTGCAACGTATCCTTCCTCACCAGTCACTTTGTAACCATTAGAAGTTTTCACGAAAGTATCAATCGATTTAAGTTTGTCCAAACTATTTATAAGTTTTAATTTGACCAATACAATCATTTTTTGCAATTCAAACATTTTTACTAGGTTTGCTTTGTTCGTAGCAGAGAAAAACTCCATCTCATCCTTCATCTTAGCAATCCAAGTGTCTTTACCACGTTGAGATTTCTTACTTGCAATCTCTTTTGTGTAGTAAGCTTGTCTATTACTTATCAGTCCAGTAACATGCTTTCTTGAGTCTGGGAGTAAGGCTCCTGCACGAACAAACGAGTTGTTGTAAGTCTCAATCGCCTGTGCAAGGTTCTGGTTATCTTCTAGCGCCTTCAGTGTTGTAGCAGATGTCTGTTTGAATAGACGACCGATTTGTGTCAGTAGATCATTGACTGATTTGGTTTCGCGTTCACTCATCGTCGCATTGGTCACGTCGGTCAACATCGCATCTTGTGACCATACGTTTACAGAATTGCGAAACTTCGATACGTCCACACCATATGTTGCTCGCATAGACTCAAATGTATCACCAGTGTATGTTGTGTGCCATACGATACCGATCTTAGCAGCACGTACTTCTTTCGCTTGGTCATAGGGTACCGCATATGCAATGGTGTTTGGATGAAACACACTGTACTTCTGACCATCGATGGTCTTGGTAGTCACATCGCCACTACCAAACAAAAAGTCACCTTGTATGACGCCCTTGATTCCTAGGGATGGTAAATACTTGAGTGCGTCTTTCAACTTAGAGTTCAGATCACCTGACGTATCCGCGTCGATGTCTGCGTCGGTCTTGTAGACCTTTGGGTTCTTGTTGAAAATACCTTTCTTGGCAACGAAGAACTTACCGTCAATAGGGTCTTCTCCACAAAAGATTGCGGGCGCACCGTCCCATTTGACAGATACATTGCCCGCACCCTTTCCCGCTAACATGTCTCGCAAACCACGTAACGCATTGATAGCTTCACGCGTACCAGAAACTCCACCGTACAGGACCTTGTCCTCGATGTGAGTCATGTGGGTGTTCTTCTGTTCCGTTATGAAGTTTGCGAAGTTTTCCATTATGTACTCAATGAATTATATTTGACTGCTAAATTAAAAAATTGTCCCAGTTTCTTTTGGCCCGCGTTACCCGCTTTATTAGTTCGTATGGACATCTCCATAGTCACATTATCATCTTTCGACTTTAGTTCAATGAACCAATTCTGTTTTGATGTAGTAGATGGGTATGCACGAACAAACTTTACCATAGGCAAAAAGACGCCTAGTTCATCATTCGAAGTGATCTCTTCAAAACCGTCCTTTACTGCTTTAATAACCTTAGTAGGAACATCGGGTGCGTCTCTTAATATTTCTGTCCGGATATAGTCTAAAGTCTTATCTTTATCCGTATTGAAGAGGTCGATGACAGCCTTACGGCATGTCTCCAAGTGTTTGTCGTACAGTTCCTCATATTTGGTACTGTCATCACGATTCAACTTTACTAGTAGTCCAGAAGTAACTCGTTTCTTGGATTTGTCATATGCACCACTAGGTGGCATACCTTGTATCTTAGAATAGACATCGGTGTGCAGTTGTCTGCGAAGGACACTTACATTACGTTGTTTCTTGAAGGACGTGAAGATAGGATTGACGTAGGTGTTGAGTTTAGGTTCTTTGGTCTTCTTACCACCCGCTTTGAGCGATACTCCCAACATTGCACCATCGGTAAACTCAATAAAGATATCGCCGGGATGGTTCTTAGGGACACCCGTAGGTTTTGCACGATATCCCCAATAGACCTGTTTGATTGATTTGTTCTTGTTTTCTTCTTGCAGATACTTGTAGACACCCATCGCGTTCAACATCTTCTCAGTGAACTTGGAAGATTCAGACGCCTTCTGGATGGTATCGATTGCCGCTTGAGCATCGGACGGTTGAACACAGGTTAGAGTTTTAGGGTCCTGTTTCAATAGGTGATCATAGAAATCTTGTACACTGGTCGTCATCGTGTAACCCGTTTCCCACGCGATGGCAGGGAACAGTTCTGTAATAGATGCGTTTAGAGTGGTCTCACCTATACCACCGGACTTAGGTTTTACCAGAATAACTACTTTGGTATCGAAACCAGAATCAATGAATATAGGGTCAACTGACTGCCCAGACTTCTCACGAACTTCTGCCTTGACACCCGCTTGGTTTAGATCACGAGCGATCTCATCCCTGTCCGTGAGACGGTCTTCTGACCGAACAACAAATACTGTGGTCTTACTGTTTTCGGATTTTTTCTCAACAGGAAGGTCCCCGAATACGTCCGGAAAATCGGACACACCGACCTCTTCTGATAAGAAGGCTTTAAAAGTTTTCATATCAATTCCCTAGTAATTAAGATATGGTTAGTATACTTTTATTCTATTTATATGTCAAGGGAATTGTGAGAATTTTCTTCATTATATTGAGCGATAGTTTCACGTAGAGGACGAACCCAGTTGTCACGGTGTTCGATAAACACCTGTGGTTCATGATTGTCTACGGATATGATAGTGACAAGTTGTGTGATGGGACGACCTGTGCGTTCTTCCCACATAATTGCATAGGCAGATTCTTGCATGAAATAGTTCTTGATCCAATCAAGACGTTTTGGTTTCATAGATGTTTTAAAATCGATGATAGATAACTGACCGTCAAACTCAGCAACACAATCCACACGCCCAGCGACACCCAGATGGTTGGAGTAGAGTGGTGCTTCCTGTGCATATACTCTGCCAATACGATCATCAAGAATGGGTTTAAGATCAAGAAAAGAATTAATAATATCTGGAGTATATCCATTTTGGTAGCTCTCATTGTTGTCGATATATTTTTCAACTATTTCATGGACACGGGTTCCACGTCCAGATGCACGAGTTGAAATTCGGTTTGCTTCTTCTACACCGACACGAGCACGCCACTTCGCAATAGAATCACGAGAGAGAATAGAAAGTACGGTAGTGATTGAAGGTAAGTTCACACCTTCGGGTGTTTTGTATTTACGACCTTGGTCCGTAGTCACGGCGGTCATCTCGCTCAAGTTCACAGGAACATGTTCAAACATAATATAATCCAATCAATTTAATAGTATATTATACGTTATTAAAACGTATCTGTCAAGTATATTTGTTAATTTATTTTAATGGGTTAGAGTCATTTTTTTCTAACTCACGTCGTTCCTTTTCTAAAAGGATATAAGAGACTAAGCTAGTTACAACAACTACTATACCTACTATCATAAAGAAACATTTTATAAACGTTAACATAATTTACCTCTGGTGATAAGAATCCCCACAAGTACAGGGCTCCGAAGGGTACTTTATGTGTCGGTGAACCGTAACTAACTGCTTGGCATTTTCACATGCACGTTTTGAGAGATCGCAGTTTTAAGTTAGTGCGCGATGGTTGGCGCATTGTTCATCTCGTGTACCGAGCCCTGTACTGTGTGGGGAAACTGGTGGAGTTAGAGGGAATCGAACCCACGACCTTCTGGATGCAAACCAGACGCTCTCCCTACTGAGCTATAACCCCTAAATCTTACCTTCCTTATTTATATATCTATCTAATTTGGAGCGGATAGTCGGGTTCGAACCGACGACCTCGACGTTGGCAACGTTGTGCTCTACCAGCTGAGCTATATCCGCAGTTTTCATTAATCGCATCCTAATTCGGAACGTGAGTCATCATCATTATTAGTGACACACAGACCACTTGGTAGCTCTGTCGGTACATATCGCATCAACTCAGGATCGTATAGACTTGTCTCTAAGAATGTAACTAGGTTAGAGATTTCCTCTTCAGTCAAGTCAAGTGGTGTGAATCGATAGTCTAGGTCACTAACCTCTACATCTGGGTTTTGAGGAGTTGCCGCAACTTTATATCGTACGACCTCTTCTACACTAGTAAATGATGCGCCATGGCCAAATACAGTAGTATCTATAAGGTTGTAAAGTGGCGGTACTTTGAACGCATACTTCTCCATATCGTCACCCGTAAATCCGGATCGACCTTCTCTTACACCATCCGGCACTTCACCAATAATGTCGTCCCACATGTCTAGGTCATGGAATCCAAGTGTCATGAATACTTCGGTTGCCATAGAACCAACGGGTGATGACAGGGCGGGTCCATTATGACAACCAGCGCAGTTACCTTTACCAAAGAACACTTTTGCACCTTCAACTTCTTCTATTGTCAGTGCATCTTCATTACCGCGTAAGAATTCTTGGAATGGTGCGCGGTTTGCAAGGATAGTCCTCTCGTATGCGGCAATCGCGAGTGCGGCAGCTTCTAACATATCGTGCGGTTGCGATGTGCCATATGCCGCTTCGAACATCATCTGATACTTCTCATTGGTGGTAAGTATAGAACCTTCTTCCACATTCATTCGGTGAACGCCTAGACCCGCGACTGCCTGTGTCTCAAGACCAGACAACCCTCTTAGGTTGGCTTCCTTCGGAGTACCTTCCGTGAAGTGACGATCTGGGTCAATACCTATGTTCACAATACCACCAACTTCATTACCGAACTGACCATTCCAAAGCATAACTTCTTGGTAGGCAGTATTCAGTACTGTAGGTGATGTTACTGGTTGCACATCAGCATCTTCTGGATTAATTCCTTCAGCAAGCATACGATGATTGAATCCGATACCACCTTCACCGATACCCTGACGAATACCAGACTTGAATCCATTCTGACCATTGTGGCAAGATGCACATGACCATGTATTCTCCAAGTCTGTCTTATTAGTTTCGGTAGATGTGATTCCCGTCTCATGATAAATGAACTTGCCCAACTCCACCTTTTCGGCAGTGATTGGGTTACTGGGGTCTTGGGGGATGTTTAGGAAGTCGTCACTCTCAGGTAGCAGGTATCCTTCATAAGAACCTGTAGGTGACGTGGTTCCCATAATTTCTTTAAGTTCTCCGATAGAGACTTCAAGTGCTGTCGGTTCTGGTGCGGGTAGAGGTGCCACCGCCACTGGCTCTGGTGCGGAATCCGAAGTGCCACCCGAACAGGCGCTAAGGACGGTCGTGCATAATACTACAGATAGTAGGTTTTTCATAATATAAGAGCCTCTCAAATACTCTTTTCAATTTAGAAAGGAATTATACTATAAGATATGAGGACTTGTCAAGGGTAAATGGTTATTTATTTTTAACTCGTTTGGTCGCCTGCTTCTCTGCATCAATCCACTTCTGTGCCTTCTTAGAGACAGGTTTGTCAGTGAACTTCTTAGCATCACGGAATGCAGTTAGAGTTTCTTTCTCGTAGTCTTTACCTTCAGAGTTATCTACAACCAAGAAGTTAGGTTTACCAAACATACGTTGGAACTTACCGATATTGCGTTGTACTGCTTTCCAATACTCAGTAACACCTTTCTCGCCTAGGGTACGAGCACGTTTTGCATCACGGCTGATAGCAGTATCAAGGTCTGTGTTTACGAAAATCATTGCGACATCGTAACCCATGGCCTTTACTTTCTTTGCCTGTTCAGCAATTTTATCTGGGTCTTTACCAGTACCATCTACTACGAGACCAAGACGACCTTTCAGATAACGCTCTTCCCTTTTCCCTGTAAGCTTCTTTGCCTTACCACGGAGTTCTTGTCCTTTCGGAGAGAAGATGTTGTCCGGAGTCATATCCATATCAACCTTCTTCATAGCAGCTTCGAATGCGTCATCTGAGTTGACAACCTTGTAACCCATAGAAGTCAGACCTGTCTTACCGACGATGAATGACTTACCAGAACCTGGCCCACCCGCAAGAAAGATTGCCTTGAAGATTGCTGGATCGTTTACGCCTTCGTCTAAGAATGTTTTAAAAGATTTCATTGTAATAGTATCTGTTGATGGTAGTTGTATGTATTTATACAAAAAAATGGCCGAGGGATAGGGATTCGAACCCTAGATACGCTATTAACGTATGCCAGTTTTCAAGACTGGTGCATTCAACCGCTCTGCCATCCCTCGTTAATTTTTATACTTTCTGGCGCGGGTGATAGGAGTCGAACCTATGACCTTCGGTTTCGTAGACCGACGCTCTATCCAGCTGAGCTACACCCGCGTAGAAAAGTTGGCTGGGGTGGAAGGATTCGAACCTACGAATGACGGGATCAAAACCCGTTGCCTTACCACTTGGCGACACCCCAAACCTGTTTGCTCTACTGGGCACCACTCATTCAGTTATTTGTAAAGGGGAATGAGACCCTTATTCTTTGGTCGGGAATGTAGGATTTGAACCTACGACCCTTCGCTCCCAAAGCGAATGCGCTACCAGACTGCGCTAATCCCCGTAATAAAGGAGCAGTTTTCCACTTACTCAGGTGACGGGCGTAACGACCAGTGCAAGTTTAAAGTCATTCCGAGACTAAATGGTGGGGAGAGGTGGATTCGAACCACCGAAGCTTTCGCGTCAGATTTACAGTCTGATCCCTTTGGCCGCTCGGGAACCTCCCCGATATTTAGCCGAGGATAATCTCCTCTCTTTTCTTCTTAGCGGGTTGACGAATACCAAGATAAGTTTCGAGAATCTCGATCTCCTTGTCCTTACGCTTCTGCCACTGTTGCTCAGTTCGAGCAACCCCTTTCTTGTTGTTCTTCTCAAAGAACTTTGACTCTGTGAGTCTCTCTAGTGCGCCTTCACGGCGACGGCGATCTTCTGCCTTACCTCTCATAAACTATCCTTTTTATAAAGTTGGCGGAGCGGACGGGACTCGAACCCGCGACCCCCGGCGTGACAGGCCGGTATTCTAACCAACTGAACTACCGCTCCAATAATTATGGTTTCAATCCTTTTTTACCTTGGTGGTATCTTCCCCAGATACAGTGAGCAACTTCATGCCCAATCAACTCTGGTTCCCATTGCCACTCAGGGTCTTTAATATAAATTGTACACTCACCCGTTGACGGAATCCATAGAGCAAACGCACTCACCGAATCCCACTTTACACCTAACTTTTTCTTACGAACATGATCGTACTCAGCTTGGTTCTTCAACAAAATAAAATTAACCTTTGGGCTTAGATTCTCATATTCCTTTACAAGGAACTTAAAGTCATCTGCACCATAGCGATATGTGTTAGTTACACCGCTTGAAGCACAACCGCCTAAAACTAAACTAACTATTATCGTGAACGTGTAACTGAATAAGCGCATAATGCAAAACCTTCATTAAATCTTTACGCGCATCGTTATCGGTTCCTTTCTTACCGTAACGTTGCGCATACTTTAAAACATTACCGATACAGAACCCTGTACCATGACCGCCGTCAACAATAAATTCAGTCGCCTGAAACTTGTCTTTGGCATAGTGCTGATTGTATGTGGCATCGATATATTGCTTGAACTCATCAATCAACTTACCTTCACTAAACTTATAGTCCACAGTACTAATATCAGCAGCTTCTCGCATTGTTACACCATTCGAGTATCTCTCAAACTCTACCGTCTCATTAGTATAAGGTGGAGTGTGTGCATAAATCGTTTTACTCATATTACCATTCTCTCAATATAGTTGTGCCTAACATAAACAAGGAAACCGCATTTAGCATAATCAATGCGCGATCCTTCCAAATAACTGATACCCAAGTCCATAGTATGATGCCTACGAACCCGATTGTCAAGTCATACATGCGATAATCTGGTCCGGCAGATCGCATCGCCATTGAAATTAAAATCAAAATAGAAGCGACCCACTTGAGATACCAATCAAAGTTTTCAGGGTACCACGAACGATCCGGCTTAGTTCGACCGTCTGCTCTTACTTGAGGATCTCCGTTCATGACTTACTCCCTATGGTTCGACGGACGATGTCGTTGTGGTTAAACTCTGCCCAATATAACTCGAATGCAACTCCGTCTTTGAGACCTTCGAACTGGTGAATCTTGCCTGGCTTGACTTGAGTGAACTCTCCCGCACGTAGAATGGTCTCATCGACAAGACCGTCTTGGTCATCTTGCCATACGCGCACGATCATCTCACCGGACTCTACGAAGAAACCGTTCCACTTATATTCATGGAGATGTTCGGAACACTTGAAACCTTTCTTGTATTCGATACGATGAAACTCTAGAACGCCATTCGCATGAATGAGTTCTGTCTGTCCCCAAATCTTTCCTGCCTTCATAGTCATACTACTCTCACTGGATCATAATAATTTGGTGCGAAAGGAGAGACTCGAACTCTCACGCCGTGAAGCACTGGTACCTAAAACCAGCGTGTCTACCAATTCCACCACTCTCGCATATTGGCTGGCAAGGCAGGGCTCGAACCTGCGACCAGATGATTAACAGTCATCGGCTCTACCAACTGAGCTACTTGCCAAAATTATGTGCATATTATATCAAAAAATAAGAGGACTGTCAAGTGTCCAAATCGTCTAAATTGACAACCCCTTCATGGAGCCACTTCTCTTCTAAAGGGGTCAGTTTTTCGTTCTCATACTGACGCGCCTCTATTTCATCAGGATGATTATGATATCCCTTAATAAGATTGAGAAGGACATATCGCAAATAAAACATGACAACACCCCTCTTTTTTATTTGATAACAGTGTTGCAACTCATGTCGATATAATTTAACAAGAGATCGCCGTGTCATTAATTCTGATTGTGCTACTGACCCTGTAGCATACTTACGTGGACGCATGATCATATATGGCCATAACACTACACCACGAAAACGAGACCTCCAAGGAAATATAGACTCGCTCTCATTTTTGTACACAATTTTAAACTTCATCTTTACCCCACCGTCTTAGTGTCTCTTTATGTATAGTTTTGTGACAGTAGTACATCGTAATACCGCCAAATACCATAGGGCACAAAAAGACCGCAAGAATACCCAACATTCCTACACTCAAGCGTTTGCCCGTTCCACCATCTCTTCATGGGTGACTTTGCGTTTCGCTAATTCGTTACGGAACTTTTGTTTCAACTTAGGTGTGCGGCATGATAAAAACTCATTCCACAACGATTCCGTCGAAAGGTTCTTTACATAGAAACGTGATGTCGTGACCTTTAATGTCATACGATCTTTCACGATACTATCTTCTTTGTACTTAATTGGCATTGTTACCTCACAGCTTTAATATAGGGACCACAACATTTTCACCCTGTGGTTCGTCTTCTTCTTTTCCACCGCACCAAGAACATTCTTCTCCTCGTGCGACATATATGTAACCGTCATGCATACAACTATGTGGCCACATCACGGTCTTTGCGTTTTCATAAAAACACTCGTTAAAAGTGTCATCCCACTCTGAGTTACCTGTTTTAGAAATAGGCGACTCCGCAATCTCAATCACCCTTCGTTCTCCAGATCCCAGAGACTCCTTCGATCCTTAGGCAATATATTATCACGCTTGACCCACAAGTGTCCATTCTTCTCAGCATCGCTGAATATAGCAACGGTAATGAAGAATGCACCAAGCACTGCAAGGTGACCACCCACACTATAAATGCCATACTTCCACGTGTAACCTGCCCAGAAAGTGAACACTACTGACCACATCACTGACAAGTAAAACATGAGAATAAACTGTACAAGTTCATTCGGAATGTGTCTCAGTGGATTGACCTTCAAATCAAAGAAAAATCTATAAAAATCATAAATTGCAAATCCGACACTCTTAAACATTTCACTATTCCTCTATAAATTGTCTACTTTGATGGTAGACCTTCCTGAACGAAAACACCAAGCGTACCGATCTGTCCTTCAGACAAAGCTTTTGCTTGACTCCACATAAGACCAGACAATGGGCCGCGAGTCTCACCATTCCTATATGATAAGAGAGCGTCGATAATATAATCAGCGTTCTTTCCTACTAATGCGGGAAACGAACCCATACCCTGACCTTCTGTTCCATGACAACCTGCACAAACCATCCATATACCACGAACATCTTCAAATCGATCTTCGTCTGCACATACTGGTGCGCTGATTAGTAACATTGATAATAATAAGTTTTTCATAACTATTCCTTTAGTCATATGGTATCCCGTAGGGGACTCGAACCCCTGTTACCGCCGTGAAAGGGCGGTGTCCTAACCTCTAGACGAACGGGACATTTTGAGTATTATAACAAAAGACAATGTCCCTGTCAATACCCTAGTTGATTTTTTCCACTAGGATTGTTACTTCTCCTAAATCGCCTCTAACTGTGATAGCCCAATCAAACACATCAACGTGCACTGTATTGTATTGGTAGTCTTTAGTCACTTCATCTGCAGCGCGGTCTATCGCCCGTTCCGCATCACCGTACACACAGATTAACCCACCTGTGTGGTCGTACAATATATATGCATTATTTACCTCTAGTTTTTCCGGAAACAAGCCTGTCGGAAGTGATGCATAATCGATTGACATTAGTATTCCTCTTTATAGAAGATATGGTCTCCTATCCTACCAATCAATCTCATCCTTTCGTGGGAACTCCACTCAGGTTTTACATAATTAGCATGGTAGTGTGTAGACCCTTCTGTTATCCCATTGTACTTACGGAAGAAAATCATATCTCGGGCCACGTCCTTTGCACGTAACCAAGAATATGTCTCTACTGGTTCGTCTGAGAGACCATCACAATACCAACTGAACTGACACATATTGCGTCTAGGTATTATAAGCCCTCTGTCGGTTCCCCATTGACTCAGTACTGCTTGTTTGACGACCCCACATATAGATGATGGATAACGTCGATCTTTCACACGATTGAGAGTAACATCCGCAACCGCATATTGTCCGGCAAGACTTTCGCTCCTTGCTTCATGGTATATATTCAATGCCAGACATTCGACTTCTTCATTCATATCATCATCTTGTGCGTTGACATAGTTTATATATCCAATTACAGATATTGACACGAGGAACGATAATATGCGCAATCTCATTAGACTGTCTTACGCAGTAGTTTTAGAAGTTTTGCTAACTCTTTCTTTTGTTTAGGGCTGGGATTGGAACCCGACTTTGCGAGTAGTACGGCGTACTCTCTGGCAATGTTTGATTGATAACTCATTGTATACCCTCCACACTAAAGTAATCACAGACACATTTCATCGCCTCTATGAGTTCGCTCTCTTCCTGTGGACATAGGTATAGAATATTGTCAGACAATGTTTTGACCATCAATTGGTCAATACTATCATCATCTACTTCAAGTTGAACTAGCATAAAACACCTCAATAGTTATTAGTAACATGAGGTGAATTATACCCTATTATATAGGGAGTGTCAAGTGGTTATTGACTAATTTTAGCGATGATTTCGTGTAACTGGTTTGCGAACACTTTTTGTGTTCTTTCGCCTGGATGACCATGCTCTTTAATATTATTTAAAGAGATACCTATACTGTACATATCCTCACCGTGACCCATACCAATACGACTAGTCTTTTTCAGATTAGTTATAGATTGTGTCAACCACTCTTTGTAGTCTGGTATAGATTCTATACGTTGTTCTTTATTTTGTATTTTGCCTGAAGCATCATCTGGACATTTATCTGACAATATAGAAATTATGTTAGACCAGTTTCGTTTATGGAAAACTCCCTGAACTAGAATTATTCCTTTAGCCTCACATATAACCTCTAGAGCTTTCATTTTGCTGAGAGTATGCATGATGTCAGTCTTAGAGTCATATGCCTCATCAAACATATATTTGTAAGCACGTCTCCATTCTTTATCATAGATAATTTCAGTACGAAGCTGTGAAAACTGCGTGACATCATTCTGACGACCAATCTTCACCTCACGTTCCTCCGGCATATACTCTACAACTTCTTTGCGTTGCCATGCGGACCACATTACAACTACATGAGTGACCTCATCTTTGTGAGGGTGAGAATGCAAAAAGTCAGTAACTTCACGAAATATTTTATCGTTACATGCACCGCAAACACCACGGTTAGAATACTCGATACCAAGTTTCTTAGCAAGCAGGTGAGTAAAAGTATATTCCCAATGGGTAGGTGGAGAATCATTCCAACCTTTCAGTTCGTCTCCCCAGACGAAACTACATCCAGCTGTTACCAACATTAATTCTTCTCTTTATAGTCTTTGATAGCAGCTTTGATCGCATCTTCTGCGAGTACACTGCAATGAATTTTTACGGGCGGAAGTGCGAGTTCTTTGGCTATGTCTGTATTACGGATATTCCCGGCGTCTTCAATATCTTTGCCTTTGACCCACTCTGTGAGTAGAGAACTAGAAGCAATAGCACTACCACAACCATAAGTTTTGAATTTAGCATCTTGAATAATTCCATTATCACCGACAAGGATCTGGAGTTGCATAACGTCACCACACGCGGGTGCACCGACCATGCCAGTACCGACGTTGTCGTCTTCTTTATCCATCTTCCCTACGTTGCGTGGGTTCTCGTAATGGTCTAGAACCTTGTCGGAATACATTACTGAAATAGTTCCTCATACAACTCATAAACTTCATTAGCCTCTGTGCGAGACTCTTCCATGTTTTGTTTATGATAGATAGTCGCAAGTTTACGGAAGTGTTTCTTATCAACACCGTACTTCTCGTTAGTGACATCTACGATATCTTTCATCAATTCTTTCTCAGCATCGATACGCAACATGCTGTCAGACATCTCTCTAATCGCGTCTGCGACTTTCTTTTTATCTTCCGGACCTATCATATTAATCTTACTCCACTTGTTGCTTCCGTCCATGCGGCGGAAAAATCATCATTAGTTAGTGTGCATAGAACATACTGTTGGAAACAAACCTTCTCAGGATTTTCCTTACTTGTCATACACACACCACGTGCAAAACCGATACCTTGATCGCCATGAATCAACATACGAGGATCTTTGAGCGTAACTGTACCATTACTATTCATGCCGCCCAAATTACTTTCCAAACGACCTACGTATTCTCCACTTACTGTGACTACCGTCACCACATCATTATTCTTCATTTTCAATCTCTTCAATTAACATATCACGCATTTGTTGTGCTTTCGCATCTTCGGGATTATCCACACTACCATTATTCACAAATTTATATGCGAGAGTAATGCGCTGACAGCCTGCATACGCAGCGTGCCAACAGTGTAGGTCTTCTTCATGACCCGCACCGAAATAATAGTGACGACACTGCCAGCCAGGTACATCCTGAATCTTTACAATCTCATCTGTCTTCTTATCGTAGTACTCAAAGAAACCTTCTCCGGTCTCTGACCACGTGAATAAGACTTGGTATGCATTGGCATCATAGTTAGTGTGCCATCCTACAAAACCGCCTGGCGGATAGTAAGATAGTAGAGCGGACGTATGCGCACCTAGGTGAGAAGCAAAATCATACTTCACCTTCTGCATAAATCCACCCCACATCTCCTTATCTTCGCGCACCATCTTAGAGATTGGTTGTGCGAAGTATCTATCGGGCGGGCCAACCAGACCATCACGACCACGAGACAAACAGTCTTCTAGATATTCACGAGAAGTGTAATAATCCCCTTTGTGAACATCTTCTGGTTCGTGATAGGTCCAATACTTTTCGTCGTTGTACGACGGTTTAGACAGCATCTCATCTGAGAAACTGTTTAGAGTCTCTAACAACTCTTTATTACGAATAACTACCTCAGTCATTATTAAATATCATCTCCATTCATAAATCTTTCATTGGCTTTCTTTAGATCGTTTTCAGTACAAGCACCCATCTCTAAAAGGTATGCTACTGCGGCATTAATTCCCTCTTGTCTTCCCATCTTCTTGCCGATATAATTTGCGGTACCCATTAGTACTAATGTCATAATAGTTTGTGAAATTGGGTCCATTACAGATATCCTTATAGTGTGAAGCCATCAAAGTTCATCTTTTCGGACGAAATTCTCTGACCGGAGTTTGAGTTATCAAAGGCGGGACCATTATCTACCTCTTTATTTAGGGGAGAATCGTTTTGGTCTACATCAAATAATCTCATCTTACTCCGGTCAATGCCCACAACAAATCGTTGATATGTACTAGGATCATTATACCGATTTTTTAACTGCTTTACTAATATCTGTCCGTTTGCATTCAACTCATCATTACTGATCAGTGCAAACATCAAGTCTGCTGTGGCGGGAAGTCCAAACGATTCGGACGTGTCCTCCAGACCCACATCATCATTACTATAACCGGAACGAGTAGTCTGCGTTGCGGAAAATACAGGAACATCAAACTCAACAGCAAGACCTCGCAATTCTTCTGCGATAGACTTGATATATGTATAAGAGTTGATAGAACCCCCCATTGACTTCATCCTAGAAGACGCACAGATGTTCAGGTAGTCAATAAAAATCATATCCGGTGTGAACTTCTTCTTTAGTTTCAATTCGTTCAGCAACGCACGGAAGTGACTAGCGTGGGCCTGACCCGTCGGATATTCCTTGATGATCAATTTACCATTAGTCTTGTCTGCAATGCCTTTAACACGATTTGAAAACATGTCCTTACTCAGATGTTCCAACTGGTCTATCGGGACGTTAAGTAAATTTGCGTCGATCCTTTCTGCGATGCGTTCTTCAGCCATTTCCATAGTGATGTAAAGGACATTCTTCCCCTGTGACAGGGCAGCACCAGCACAATGACACATGAATAGAGACTTACCGACACCCGTACCCGCCAGTGCGATATTGAGGGTCTTATTAGGTATTCCACCTTTAGTGATTCGGTTAAAGTAGTCCAGATCGAACGGAATACGTTCTTCTTGCTCATGATAGAACTCATATCGCGCATCCACAGATTCAAGATAGTCGTGGCCAATATTTGTATCAAATGTTACGGATAATGCTTTTGATAAAACATCGGGTATAGCATTCTTAGAAAGTTCTTGGTGTTTACCATCAATAATAGTTATAGATTCCATAACTGCATTGAATACCGCACGATCTTGACACCACTTCTCAGTGCGTTCTACCAACCACGATAAGTCTTCCTCAGCATACTTGAAGATGTCTGGAAGGATATCCATAGTGTGACGATAATGTTCATCTGACAATCTGTCCTCTGAGTCAATCTCAATCTTGAGTGCCTCTTTGGACGGAAGGTTATTATACTTGGCGATATACGCATTGAACTCTTTGAAGATACTTTTATAAGTACCCTCAAAGTATTCAGGAGAGAGGAAGGGAGCAACCTTCCTCATATACGAATCGTTAGTCAGTAGATTTCGAAGAATCGTCTGCTGTAGATTGATGTCCGTCATTTGTATCCTTAGTCTGTAAGTAACCTTCATTGATTGCAACGTCTAAAATATCACCCAACACTTCACTCGCAAATCCTTGCAAATTAATATTGTCTATGGTATACTCGACGTTCTCAGTGGCGATGACATCAAAATTATAACTAATGTTTCCCGCCTCACCATTGATACGGACATTGTTGTACCGAATCGTGGTGTTCTCATATGGAGCGCGTAATAGCTCTACGTTCCATAGGTCACTATCGTCATCCCCGATCGCGGGGACTAACTTATAGTCTAAGTTTTCGGACGGCTTGTCCAAGTCTAGATCTTTCATTACACTACTTCCTCAACTAAATCTTCTGGATTTAAGACACCATTATACCCTATTTTATAGGTCTTGGCAAGGAATTCTGAAAAATCACTTGACTCAAAAATAGGTTCCCAGAAATCAGCAGTCATGGTTTCCTTTAATCGCAACTTAGAACCAAGGACTTCACCTGTAGTCAAGTCAACACGTTGATACCATCCGTTAGATGGTTTGTCAACATATCCACCTGCAAGAGCAACTTCGAGAAGGCCGGAGTACTTCTGTACGCCACCTTCCCATGATACACCGATTGGAATCTTGGATTGCTCTTTGACATAACGAGACTTCTCGACTTTGATGACAAAGTCGTATCCAACTATTTCGGTGCCTTGCTTATCTTGACGACGACCGATAATCCAGATATTGTCAGCTGAGTAATAGATACCAGTACCACCACCTACAACATCTTTCGGAAACAAACCGATCTCTTTATAAGTGTGATTGACTGCGATCATTGGAATGTTTTTCATTGCAAGATGTGGAGTTGCCATACGGAACAGTCCTTTCAATGCTTTCGCACGTGACATGTCTGCAACACCCTTCTCATTAAGTGCGTCATCAAGTTCTTTCTTAGATGCAAGGTTACCGATAGAGTCAATAACAATGATAACATCATCTTCACGATCAAGCTCTTCTAATTGGTTGATCATATCAAACTTTAAATCTTCGACGTGTTTTATGGGTGTGTGCAATACCCGACTAGTATCAATACCGAATTGTTCAAAGTAAGACTGTGGTGAACCAAACTCTGAGTCATAAAACAACATGACGGCGTCTGGTTTTGCGTTAAGATATGCACCCGCCATAAGTAATGCGAATGATGTCTTGAAGTGTTTTGATGGTCCCGCAAGGACGGTAAGCCCAGGCGAGATACCACCGTTTATGGAACCGGATAACGCGACGTTTACCATCGGAACGTCGGTCGGTACCATATCTTTTTCAGTGAAGAACTTACTAGTGGAAAGTGTCGCCGTCTCCTTTATCTTCGAGTTCTTCTTCAGTTTGTCCATTATCGACATTATTGTTTCCTCCAAAATCTACAAATGTAATGTTGTTTACTTTTTCACGTTCATCGAGGTCATATTGTACACGATAAGCACTATTGATGTCAAGTACTTTCTCCAATAAATCAAAACTAGTTTCAGTTCCATCCTCAAAATCATGTGCAGAGAAGTTTAAGAACGCTCTCGTATCTTTTGGGAGACATGCGCCACCAAACCCACGTTTACCATCAAAGCCTGGCACACGGGTGTGACCCATACCTACACGTTCATCCTTGCCTGCGGCACGAACAATCGTGTTATAGTTACAACCATAAAGGTTGACTAGATCATATAGTTGATTGAAGAATGTGATCTTCGTAGACAGGAATGAATTAATCGTGTACTTTACAAACGATGCTTCATACGCAGTCATACGGTGATAGTCGTTAGACTCACATGCACTGAAGATTTCATAAATGTCAATCAAGTCATTCACTGCATCAGGCATACCGCCCATGACGTGAAACTTCGCACATACAAAGTCTGCTTTCGCATTCTTCTCTGTCAAAAATTCTGGATTGTAGACAAAACGATCTACTTGTTCTCTGTTCATCGCAGAGTATAATCGGTCAACTGACTCCGGAGTAATCGTAGACTTTACGACTACTAGCGCATCGGTATAGACTAGACAGTTCGCAACTGCAGCCTCGACAATAGTAGAGTCAACCGAACCATCGTCATTCGATGGAGTAGGAGCGCACACAAAGAAACACTGTGGATGATTCTCCTTTGGTAGATATTGCAGGTTTTCGACTGAAGTATTATACTTCGGGTCATAGAAGTTGAAGTCTACGAGAGGATGCGTGAATGCATACTCGACCGCTTGACCTACAAACCCATGACCAATGACTCCTATCCGGAATCGATTTGGGTTACCCTCAGGCATTATTCTAGACATTATTCAATCCCATTATAAGTTTTATACCATTCGTAAAATCTTTCAACACCTTCAGCGATACTTACCTTCGGTTCGTACCCTAGTGCTTGCAGCTTGGTGGTATCAGACCAAGTCTCTAATGTGTCTGCTGGATGTTTTGGAGCAAGATTCTTAATCGCATCTTTACCCGTATTTTTCTCAATTTCATTGATGAAGTCCATCAATGCAACCTGTTCACCACGACCGATGTTAAATATCTCACCCGCCTCGATGTCGGTATTACCTAAAACGACTTCAATACCATCTAGGATATCATCCACGTAAGTAAAGTCACGTTTCATGTCACCATAATTATACACGGTTATTTCTTTTTCGTCAAGGATACTCTTGGTGAAATCAAACAACGCCATATCTGGACGACCCCAAGGACCATAGACTGTGAAGAATCGTAGACCGACCGTATTCAGGCCAGATGACTGCAT